ATATAACGGTGCTTATCGTCCGCCGGTTGTAAGTGTATCAATACCAAGTGTTCCTGTATTATTACCTCCTGCTGTATCTGCTCCGATAGTTGCTCCTCTCCCAGGATTAACTTCAGGTTGGGCATATCCTACAGGTAATGGTCCAGAGTTTATTACTAAAGTATTAAATCCTGCTTCCGCATTCGCTGCTATTATTGCTGACTTCTTACCGTTAGGAAATGGTGCATGGGGAATGACTCAAGTTAAGATGCCTGAACCTCCTGGGAAATCAACTTCGATTATACCTAAAGGTTATTTCTCTATGGGATATTCTGCAGGTGTTCTTTCACCGCTTGATGACTCCGCAACTAATTCTGATATAGGAGGATTATAATATGGTCGCCGCATGTCCAGATCCTAATGATCAGATCGAAAAAAATAAATTAAACTTATCACCTGTAAATGTTACAGATCCAAAAGGAAGATATGTTCTTTCTCAAATTGATGCAGTAACAGAACAAGTTGCACAAAGTATTCTAAACGATGCTGAAACGAATCCATTATCAAAAGCTGTTAATTTATATGGTAATGATTTAAACCTATCAAGTGATTATTTAAATAATTTACTTCGACAACGAATAGGCAGTCTTGATAGTTATCCTGATCTGAAAGGAAGATGGGAAAGAGGTAACATATCTCAACTTGAAACTGCTGACTTTCTTCAGAAATATAATTATACTCCTACAGGTTTAATAAATGAAAACGATTATCAAAGATTAGCAAGGAATTTAGATTCTTATTATAAAAACGATTTCAGTACAAGCCTATTAGGTGGATTCTGTGATAGGTTCGATTCACTCTTTAGTTCAATTGATGCGTTCTTTGATTTAATCGGTGAAGTTGAAGCTCTCGTAGGTAAAATATTAGATATTAAAGAAAAAATAAGAACATACGATGGTATAGAAGATTTAACCGTCGCAGGTTTAGTTGAAAAACTAATTGATGAAGTTAAGAAAAAGATTGAAGATGTTATTGATAAAATCTTTCAAGAAGTACAAGATATGATAGACAATTTTGACCCGGCTGGTATTACCGAAGGTTTTGAAACTTTTGTTGATTCAAAGGTTGTAAAAGGTATTATGACTGTTCGAGAACAAACTTGCGCATTCTTTACTGAAGAGAATAAGAAAGGTATTAAAGATAAAGTTAGTGGTCTAATTGATTATGCAGTAAGTTTATTTGAAAGTCCTGGGATTGAAGAAATACAATACCTCATTGCTCGTATATGTGCACTTGCAGCCAACGTAGAAGCATTGGTAAGGGACATTAATAAACCACTTAATGATTATACCAATAGATACTCAACGATTGTAAACAGGCTTCAAACGATCTCAAGAATCAATGAATCGTCAGCAATCAAGGCAGGAGCTATAAGGTATTCTCCAACTACTAGGCAAGAGGTAATAAATAGATTGGAGGGCCAATGGACAGCGACTGGTGGAGATGTAATTACAAACACTGGCGAAGAACCACAAAACATTGCTCCTATCACCGCAGCAGATTATCGTGATTTGCCAAGGTGCGGTAATGTATTTGCCGGAAATGATACAGATATTGGTTTAGGTCCTGATGGATCAGTAAATCACTTCGACGCAAAGGAAGGCGTTGGTATATATGGATATACAAGAGTAGATCTTGATGTTAAAGTATACCTCAAAAGATTAAGGTTATTAACAGGCAGTAAACTTATCATAACAAATGGTTGGGTAAGTAAAGCTTATAATACAAAACAAAAATGGGCAGAAGATAATTCCCATTTAAGTGGAATGGTTGTAGATATCAAAAAAGATATGGCAGACATTCCAAAGTTTTTAGAAGATGCATTTAAAGTAGGTTTTAAATACATTAAAGAATACGATGATTTCATTCATTTAGATTTAAGAGAAATATTATAAATGTCAATTGCAGAGTACTTATCGCCTAAAAAGAAAAAGGTAAATCTTTACGCGGACTTCCATAAAGATCTTCGTGTTAGTCCTGTGTCAAAAGACATTGCATTACAAAAAGATGAAACTGCGGTTAAAGATGCAATTAAGAATCTTATATTAACGGATCGTGGTGAACGACCAATGCAACCATACTTAGGTGGCAATATTCGTGATATGTTATTTGAAAATTTAACTCCGGGAACACTCAAACTTATTAAAGATAGAGTAACATCTACAATCAATACATATGAACCTCGAGCAAGTTTAATAGACGTATATGTTTCAGGTAATATGGATGAAGGATCTGTTGTGGTTAAAATTACTTTTTACATTCGCAATGCACAACAACCAATTTCATTAGATGTTATATTAAAAAGGAATAGATAGAGATGGCAAATCCAAAAACACCAATTACTGAATTAGACTTTGACAGTATCAAAGATCAGTTTAAGGTATATCTTCAAACGCAAACACAATTCAAAGATTACAACTTTGAAGGTTCNAACCTGTCTGCCTTACTTGATGTACTCGCATTTAATAGTTATAATAATAACTTCTATACGAACATGGCGCTTAACGAAATGTTTCTTGACTCTGCCGTCCTTAAGAACTCAATCGTTTCACATGCAAAAGAATTAAACTATATTCCAAGATCTCGTAAATCTGCTAAAGCTATCGTTGATATTACTATTACCGATACAACCTCTACTTCATCTACTATCACTATTCCACAATACTTTGCTTTATCTGCTAATTATCAAGGCGAATCATATAACTTTGTTACAAGTGAATCACATACCGCAAGAAAAACATCACCAGGTATTTACAAAGTTCAAAACGTAGAAATGTTTGAAGGTGAAATGTTAACGTCTTTCCAACGAGAAGGATTTATTGTTGATGCAGACGGAGTACTTAGAGTATTCCTTACAAACAATGAAGTAGATACAGATTCAATTGTTGTGTTTGTTGATGCAGAAGCAACCGATAATGCAAACGTATATACAAGAGCAAATACTATTTACGGTGTTAAGCCAACGGATAAAGTATTCTATCTTGAACCATATCTTGATGAAAAGTATTCTATTTACTTTGGTAAGAATCAATTTGGTAAACAGCCTGAAGAATTCGAAGATGTAAGAGTACGTTATAGAATCTGTTCAGGAACCGAACCTAACGGAGCGGATACTTTTGGTAATGGATTTATTGGTGAGAATGGAGTTGTATCGGCAACTGTTATAACACCTGCTACAGGTGGTCAAGAACGTGAGTCAATGGAATCTATTCGATACTTTGCTCCCAAGGCATTACAGGTACAAGAACGAGCAATAACTACAAAAGATTACGAAGTACTATTACAACAAGCCTTCCCTGAGATTACTGCGGTCTCTGCTTATGGCGGTGAACAATTAGATCCACCTCAATTTGGTCGAGTTGCTATTTCAGTATTCCTTAATGATGATACAAGAATCATATCNTCTACTTTATCTAATTCATATATTGCTTATTTAAAAGAAAGAGCACCATTAGGAATTGAACCAATCTTTAAGCAAACAGAATTCGTTTATGCTGATATGACTATAAGCGTTAATTATAGTAGAAAGAATACAGAGAAATCAGAATCCGATCTTGAAGCACTCGTAAGAGCAGCAGTTCAAAAATATTCTGATGATAATCTCGAATCGTTTGATAAGACATTAAGAGCTTCAAAGGTTTCAGGAATCATCGATGATTTGGATGTAGGTATATTAAGTAACCAAATTAGTGTTGTTCCTATTATTGAATACTCTCCACCTCTTAACTTTAATACGAATCCAACATTTAAATTTGAAACAGAATTAGTTAAACCGTATCCTTATAAAGCAGCAAATGGATTTGTGAATTATAAACCTGCGATTAAATCATCTCCGTTTGATATTGATAATGCCTGTGTATTCTTACAGGATGATGGTAATGGTAACATTATGATTATTACAGATGAAGTTACGAATCCACAGATTATTAATCCTACCGCAGGTACCGTAGATTATATTAAAGGTGAAGTTAAATTAACAAACTTTAAAGTAGAAGCCTTTACTGGTTCAGCAATTAAGATAACTGCAAAGACAATCGAAAATGATATTAAAGCACCACAAGGTCGAGTGTTTATATTAAGAGATTCAGATGTTAATATTGTAATGGAGCTTGAAGATAAAGCAAAGATTACAGCAACAGCTGCGGGTACAACCTCGTCATATTAATAAGAGAAGAGAATTATGCCTCAGGGTGAAATAGAAAAAAACATATCGCTTTTCGTCAAGCGGCAATTCCCTGCTATTTACAGGGAAGATGGACCTGAGCTTGTTCAATTAGTCGAGGACTATTATAAGTTCTCAGAGACTCAAGAGAATCAGCATCTGTATCAATCAAGACGTTTATTTGAAACACGTGATATTGATACTACTTTAGAGAGTATGATTATTCTCTTTAAGAAAAAGTTCCTTGCTGATCTTCCACTTAAAGCAGATCTTATTAAATTTATTATTAAAAATATACTTGACTTGTATCGAGCAAAAGGTACAGCCCGAGGTATTGAGTTATTCTTTGCTATATTCTATCAAGAGTTTGATATTGAAATATCATATCCTGCTGAAAAGATGCAAAAGATTTCAGATTCAGAATGGAAGCAAGGTGTTTACCTACAAATGTTTCCAAACAATGATTTATTTACTTCAAAGACAGGAAAAGAATATAAGTACGTTGATATATTATCACGTAACATTGAAGGTGCTGTCACAAAAGCAAAGGCATCGGTTCGTTCAGTTAACTTCTTTATTCTAAACGGTATTAAAACTCCTGTCATATATCTTGATGGTGTTCAAGGTACGTTTAAAAAGTACGAAGATATTATCACGAATATTAATGGTGAAGTAGTACAGTTTGGTAAAACAAATGGTTCTCTATCTTCATTTGCTGTTGATACCGATGATAAAGATTCATTACCAAGTAGAACAATTGGTGAAGTATTTAATGTTCGACAAAAGAACGCATATGCAGGTAAAGTAATTGTTACTAAGGTTACTGATACTGTTTCTGGCGAAATAAAATATACTCTCGAAGACGGCGGTTACGGTTATACTATTGATAATACACGATTAGTTGTTTCTGACCAATCTATTATTTTAAATAACTCTCCGAGTGGTTATAACCAAGCATTTATAATTGGTGAATCTATATCAGATCAGTTTGGTAATACGGGTACAGTTATTGGACAGAACGAAAGTGTTGTTGGTTTTAAAATGGTCGCTGGCCAGGAGATGCAAGATAACGCTCTTGTCACAACGGCAGTTTCTGGTTTAGAAATTAACCTTGGTTTCGACTCGAATCAATTAACTCCACAAAATCTAAGTTCACCAGGACCTCAATTCGCAGATACGGCCAACGCTAACGATGTTAAGGTTACTTCTTTAACTGATACTTCCGTTGCTTCTGTCATTACTGATCCTATTACTCCTTATTTAAATATAACATTGAACGCAGCTGATTATGGTGCGGTCACTCCAATGTCAGGAACGGCGTCGCCTGTTCTTTTAACGACACCATTAGACCAAGCCTTTAATATTCAAGATTTAACAATCGGTCGTATCGCAGGGTTTAGCGGTATTAACCCAGGAGCAGATTATCAGAACGATGTATTCGTGGCTGCCCAAGATTCATTAATTAAAAACCTTGACCGCAAGAATCAAATTGTAAACTTTGTTGATGCAGGTGATGCAGGTAGTTTCTCAATAGGAGATCGAATCGTAGGTGTGGATTCTAATATCCAAGGTGTGATTCAAGAAGTTAACTCGGCAGGCGGATTCATTAAATTTGTACCATTTAATTATAGTGGATTTAATAAAACAGAAAATATACGATTAGCCAATGGCGCTATCTTTTCTGAATTTCAAGTTTCTGGTATTCAAAACGACTATTTGGACAGTAAAAGATTTGGTGATAATGCAATCGTAAATGGAACGACCGAGTTTGCGGTAGGTAAAGTTCAAGAAGTTGCTGTTGTTAATTCAGGATTTGGATATGTTGGATATGATCCTCTCTTAGTTGATATTGCAGATTTTGAGACAGGTAAAGCCGAATTAAGAGACGATAATAATGTTAAGATTGTGTCTGGATTTGTTGAGGCAGAAACACAAGGTACTACGAGTGGATATTGGGCAGGACAGAATTCGCACCTAAGTGGTTGGAAACAAAATGGTGTTACACAAACCACGACTAACATTCCTGCATCTCTTCTTCCGATAATACTTATAAGAATGGCGTTTGGAGCAGATCCAACAAATGATTATCCTGCTCTGAGTTCTGCGGTTGAACCTTGGTTAAGAAGTACAGCTTCTGATGGTTTTGCTATATTCGATATGACAAAAAATGGTTTTGCGATTAATGGCGGCACCAGCATTCAGTTCACACTGTTACGTAATAAGACGGCCGCGGCTGCAGTAACCGAAAGATGGAATAATATTGTCGTCCCATCGATGAAACAGCAATTCTGGTATGCTGACATGGAACTTCTTGTATGGGAATTAGATCAAATTATTAATGTATACGATCAAGAATACATTGACTCAGGAATGAGAATACAGGATAGTGATTTCTATCAAGAGTATTCATATCAGATTAAATCCGCATTACCTTTACAAGAATACGAAAAGCTGTTAAAAGAAAATGTTCACCTTTCTGGTACAAAGCTGTTTGGTGACTTTATATTTAAAGCTTATGTAGGCGGTTCAATTAAACAAAGGTTCTTGAGAAAGTTCAACGACCAAGGTGGTGGTTCTCCGTTCGACCAAGCAGATATTGAAGACTTAAGAGCTTCTGTTACAAACTATACTGCAGACAGTTCATTCGTTGCTGCTGATCATGTGCCAGGAGGAAGCGGCGGATTAACAATGAATGAAGCATCCGCGAGTGATTTAACTATTACAACATCTTGGGAGCAAGGATTCCACGATTATGAAGTTACTGTTGGAATGCCAACTACAGGAACAGGTCCTTACCCAGTCGCGATTCTATTACATGGTAACGGTGGTACAGGCGCCGCAATGGTTGAGGATTGGAAAGACGATTTAACAGGACATATCTTAATTGGTATTCAAGGATTTGTTAATTCTTGGAACGTTTCGATGGAAGTTAGTAAAGGTCCTGATATTCAAATGATTACTGATATGATTGCCAAGCTGAAACTATATAATAATGTTGATTCAGATAAGATTCGTATTCTAGGTGTTTCTAATGGTGGTGCGCTTGCACTAAGAGCTGCAATTGAAATAAGAGATTTGAGTGTTGACGTAATTGCTTGTTTATTATCACAAACGAATACAGATCAATATAGAGACAGCAGATTCTGGTATCCTTCTAACGACTTTGAAACGGGTGATGCATATCCTTACGATGGATACGATCAGTTTAGAAATCCAATACCGCAAAGAAAGATTCTACAAATTAACGGTATGGCAGATTTCACTGTTCCATTTATTGGTGGTGGATCTAATCTTATAGCGAACAGTCCAACATTCTTAAGTGCTAATGATTCTTCGTTTAGATTTGCGCAAGCAATGGGATATACTGGATTCCAGTTAACAGGCGGATACGAGTATGGAACAGATAGTAGAATAAGTCCTTATGGCAATGTAGTATGGTTACGAGACAATGTAGGACACGAAGTGTCGGCGGACATGAGAAGATTAATAACGAAATACTTCGAAAGTAACTTCGACACAGACTATTAACAATAAATATTTAATTAAAGACAAATTAGGAAAGAAGAGCTATGGCCAAGCAAATAATTAACATCGGAGCATCTGCGAATGACGGGACAGGTGATCCGTTACGTAATGCTTTTGATAAAGCAAATGATAACTTTACGGAAGTATACCTAGCACTAGGTGATGCAAATAATCCAATTGATTTATTTGATAGTGACGGTGCGTTGGATTTAATAGGTAAACCGCATAAAGTATCATTCTTATATGGTACGGAAGCTTTGTTAGAAGCAGTCAGTCCATCAACTTATCATGGTTCAGTTGGACATGCTCACGACACAGGCGCTTTGTATTACGCCCACGGTAATTGGAATAAAGTATTAACAGATACGTCAGCAGGAGCTGTTCTTAATTACGTAGATCCACTTAACACGTTTGTATATTCGGCCAATATATTAAATGATGAAGTTGATGGATACGTTCTCGGAACAAGCGCTAACGGTTCTTACAGTTGGGTTGAAGGTGGAGGTGGCGCAAGTGCATTAAATGATTTATCAGATGTAAGCACAGCAGGTGTAACTAGTGGACAAGTATTAAAGTACAATGGTTCTAGTTGGGCACCAGCAGCTGACTCAACAGGTGGAAGTAGTTATACTAACTCTGATGTTGATACACATTTAAACGTTTCAGCCGCTGGTTCTAACGAAGTATTACAATGGAATGGTTCTGATTATGCCTGGGCTTCGTTACCTAGTGCCGGTGTAACAAGTTTACTTAATTTAACAGATGTTGGTACAGACGGCACAGCAGGTCAAGTACTTACTACTGATGGCAGCGGTAACTTTACGTTTACATCAATAGGTGGTAGTGGCGGCGGAGATTATGCTGATTCCGATGTATCTGCTCACCTTAATACATCTTCCGCTTCCGCAGATCAAATATTAAGTTGGACAGGTTCTGACTTTGCTTGGGTTGCAGACGGCGTTAATCCAAGTGATATTTCTGCACACCTTAATACAAGTAGTGCATCTGCAGATCAAATCTTAAGTTGGACAGGTTCTGACTTTGCTTGGGTTGATGATGCTACTGGTAGCGGTGGTACTGCTATTACTATACAAGACGAAGGTTCAGCATTAGCAACAGCGGCTACAACTATTAACTTTGTAGGTTCAGGTGTTGTAGCGACAGGATCAGGCGCAACTAAAACAATTACAATTAGCGGTGGTGGTGGCGGCTCAGTTGCTATGGCTGACGTTACTGACACAACAATTACAAGCCCACAATCTGATGATATTTTAAAATTCTTTGGTAGTGATAATACTTGGAGAAATGTACCGTTCACTCCAACTTATTTAGACATTAATGAACAGCCGGCCGGTATTTCAGATAAAGCACCATTTGAAAATACTTTCCAAAATGCTACAACAGTATTAAAGGTTACTAATAATGGTTCTTCTTCATATCGTTTTGACCAATATGGAACAACCGATAACCCAACAATTTATGTAAAGGCAGGAACGACAGTTGGATTTGATTTAACTGGTGCAGGTGGTGTAACTCACCCATTCGTAATTCAAACTTCGGGTGGTGTAGATTACAATGACGGTCTAGTAGCACTTGATTCAG